GTCAGACAGGAAGTAGCTTAATAGTGGATGGTTTGACAGATGTTCCTAAGGTGGGAGATACATTCACTCTTGCTGGTGTAGAGAAAATATATACTGTCACAGCAGATGCCACTGTTACTAGCGGTGGTGCTACATTAGCTATCAACCCTGCCTTAGCTAGTAGTCCTGCTGACAACGCAGCCGTCACTTGGCTAACGGCTAAATATAGTGATGGCATTAAAGTAAGAACTTCTAAATATAGAATAAATAGCACTGACAAGATTGTTGGTGTTGATGGTGTCAACTATCCCTTTATATGGGATGATGCTACATTTGCTTTTATTGATAACAACAGTGATTTAGTAGGTGCTGATTTTGTTGTGTTCCACAAAAATCAACTATTCTTTGCAAACGATGACAAGCTTATCTTCTCTTCTCCTTATACAGACACTGACTTTACAGCAGCCAATGGAGCAGGGGTTATAAACATTGGAGCCACTATAACAGGCATCATTGTTTTTAGAGAAGCCTTAATCATCTTCACTGAAAGAAGTATTAGTCAGCTTGTAGGAAACACTTCAGCAGACTTTAATCTTCAGCCAATTACAAGGAATGTGGGCTGTGTGGCTACAGACACCATACAAGAGGTAGGTGGAGACATTATGTTCTTAGGCCCTGAAGGTTTAAGACTACTTAGCGCAACAGACAGAACTGGGGACTTCAACTTAGGAGTGGTGTCTAAAACCATCCAAGCAGAATCCACTGCTCTTATTTCTTCTAGTAGTAGTTTTGCTAGTGTAATTATTAAACAGAAGTCTCAGTATAGACTTTTAGGGTATAATGCTTCAGTTACGGCTGATAGTGCTAAAGGAATATTAGGAACACAAGTGGTAGGGGATAACACCAGTGCCATTTCTTGGGCTGAGACAGTGGGTATTAAAGCTTATGTAGCTGATAGTAATTATATTAATCAAACAGAAACTATTGTCTTTGCTCATTCTGATGGGTATGTCTATCAGATGGAAAGTGGAAATAGTTTTGATGGTGCTAATATTCTAGCTAGTTTTGCTACTCCCTATGTTCCAATTAATGATCCGAGGGTTAGAAAGACTTTTTATAAGTTGTTTTTATATACAGATCCACAAGGCTCTGTAAATATGTCAGTTAATTTAAAGCTTGACTTTGATGACTTTGGAAGCATACAACCAGAAACTATTACATTGTCTAATGTAAATAGTGGAAGTGTAGGATTTTATGGAACTAGTACAGCTAAATATGGAACAACAAAATATGGAACAAAGCTGAAAAAGTTATTTGAAACACAGACAATTGGTTCTGGTTTTTCTGTTTCGTTGCAGTTTGTATCAGACGGTATAGACCCTCCTTTTTCGCTGGACGCTGCCACGCTGGAATATTCCACACATGACAGACGATAATGTGGTAAAACTGTTAGGCATTTATTAAGGAAATAATATGGCAGGATATACAAGAGTAGATACTATTAATAACATTGCTGACGGTAATGTTATTAATGCTGCTGATTTAGATGGGGAGTTTGATGGTATTCAAACTGCCTTTAATTCTTCTACAGGCCATAATCATGATGGCACTTCTGGAGAGGGTGCTCCCATCCTTGCATTAGGCCCTGTTCAAGACGTAACAATTTCAACATCTGTGTTGGGTGTTAAAACCACCAACACTGTTGACTTAGGCACAAGCTCTTTAAAATTCAAAGACTTCTATCTTGCTGGCGCTGCTTCTATTGGTGGCACTCTAGGTGTTACTGGAGCCACCACTCTGTCAGCAGCTTTGACATATGGTGGTGTCACATTAAGTAATGCAGTGACAGGTACAGGCAACATGGTGTTGTCGGCTAGTCCAACATTAACAGGAACAATTACAGCAGCCGCTGCTAATTTTTCTGGTGCTGTAGCTTTAAATGGCAACACCACTATAGGTGATGCCGACACTGACACCATTACGCAAACAGCGTCCTATGTCACAGGCACTCAGCTTAAATCAGCAAAGACAGCAACCAATACTCTGTCTCTTGCGGCCTACGACACCGACGGCTCTGCGTACACAAACTTGATTACGTTGACTGCGAGTACTACACCTACTCTTGCCTTGACATCAACAGGTGTTGGCACGATCAACAACATGTCGATTGGTGCTACAACAGCAACAACAGGTGCATTCACTTCGATCACAGCATCTACTACTTTGGCTGTTACTGGAGTTGCCACGTTCTCCGCTGGCACGGCGGCACTTCCTGCCATCACCACAACAGGCGACACAAACACAGGTATCTTCTTTCCTGCCGCTGACACCATTGCCTTTGCTGAGGGTGGTGCGGAAGCTATGAGAATTGACTCCAGCGGTAATGTGCTGGTGGGGACTACATCAAACGCATCCACACAAGGAGCAACAATTCAAGCCATCACCGCAATGGCGGCTCGTAGGAATATTGCAACCGCAGGTGGCCCTGCCTTCCGTATGGAAAAGTCCCGTGCAACAACAGACGGAACTTACACCATCGTGGCAGACACAGACACGCTGGGAGATTACCAATTCTTTGGTGCAGACGGGGTTAAGTACGTCATAGGAGCTAGTGTCAAAGCAGTGGTAAATGGAACACCGGGCGTAGACGATATGCCCACTGCGTTGACGTTTAGCACCACTGCTGACGGTGCAGCCGCCGTCACAGAACGTATGCGTATCGACTCCAGCGGATTTATTCAAACACTTGCTGGAACAAGTACTTTATTTGGGGTTGGCGTACCAGCAAGTAATACAACAGGCGGTGATTTAACAGTTAGGGCTGGAAACTCATTAAATACCGGAACTGGTGGAACTCTTTATCTTGCTACTGGCAGAGCAGGTGGTTCATCTACAGTTAATGGTGCAATTGTTTTTGGCCTTGGTTATCCAACGTGGCTAACTGGCGTTGTAACCGAATACGGTAGATTTGATACCTCTGGTAATTTGGGTATAGGTACTAGTTCGCCAGCAGGTTTGCTTGATGTTGATAAAAGCCAGAATAGCACTACGTCTATTCGTGTTGGAAATACAAATGCTGGAAGCAGTGCAAACTCAAGATTGATTGCTGTTGCCGATGCTGGAAACATTCAAGTTAAAGCAATGTCCAGCACAAATACCACTTATGGTGGTATTGCTGATGCTGGCGTAATTAACTGCGACAACATGAGTGGTGGTCTGCTGTTTGCTCACAATGATACGGTGGGGATGACATTTAGTGCCGCTGGTAATGTGGGTATAGGTGTTACGCCTAGTGCTTGGCTGTCAACTGTAAAAGCAATTCAATTAAGTAATAGAGCTTCCATTTATACAGACTCAAGTGGGAACACTATTATTGGTAACAATTCGTTTGTTAATAGCAGTAGTCAAGACATTTATTTACAAACAGCACAAGCATCGGCTTATTTGCAAGGTACTGGTCAACATAAATGGTACAACGCTGCCTCTGGCACGGCTGGAAACGCAATAACTTTCACCCAAGCAATGACACTGGATGCAACTGGTCGGCTGGGCATTGGGGTTACTTCTCCAACAAGAACGCTTGATATAGCGGCGGCAACAGGAACAGCCAATGCTTTCCTTTCTTCAACAACAGGAACTAACGCTGTTTACTATGCCGCAGGAAATACTGGCGGTAATTTTCACATTGGCAGGGAAAATTCTGCGGGTACAACTTTTGGCTCTTCAGCATATGCAAGCGTTTTATGGTCTGAGGGTGCATATCCATTGGTGTTTGCCACCAATAACAACGAACGAGCTCGTATTGACGCAGTTGGCAATTTGCAAATGTCTGATGGCGCAGTTATGAAATATGCACCTGCCCCTGCGTCCCTCAATGCAGCAGCTACGCTGACTAACGCCAACATCCAAACGCAAATTATTAGCACTACAGGCACTACTTTCACGCTGACAATGCCTTTGGGTACGACTTTGGAAACGCTGGCAACATGGGGTAATACAGACATCAGCTATGACTTCTATGTTGTCAACACAGCCTCTGGCACAGTCACAATGGCTGTAAACACAGGCGTTACATCATTGGGTACGCTTACCATTGCAACAGGTGTTTCTGCTCAATTCCGAATCCGCAGAACAGCGGCAAACACTTTTGTTCTTTATCGTTTAGGTTAATCAGGAGTAATCATGGCAACAACTTGGAAAATTATACAAACAGACTATCTGACCGCAGATGGATTTATAACAACCGCCCACTGGACAGCAACAGCAGTAGATGGAGACTACACAGCCTCTGTTTACAGCACTTGTGGCTTTGCTACTGCTACGCCAGCCATCCCTTATGCCAGCGTCACAGAAGCAGAAGTGCTTAATTGGTGTTGGGCTAATGGGGTAGACAAGGACGCAGTAGAAGCAAGCCTTGCAAGTCAGATTGAATTGCAAAAGAATCCAGTGACGGCAACAGGAGTGCCTTGGACATCAGCATGATTGATTTTAAAATGGTTCCAGAAGTTGAGGCTAATCTAGCCTCACACGAAAAAATCTGTGCTGAACGGTATGCTGCAATTCAATCATCTTTTGAAGCTAGCGATAAGCGAATAACTAAGATTGAATATCTTTTGTATGCTGTAATGGTGGCTGTATTGTTTGGCCCCGGCGTTGCTGCTGAGTTTTTAAAGAAACTCATAGGAGTTTAAGATTGATCCAATCAGCCTTTGTCTACTTGCAGCAGGTCTTGTCAAGAACATACAAGCTGGGTGTGAGCTTTATAAACAAGCCAAAGAATCTTTTGTTGAAATTAAGAACACTGCTAATGAGGTTGTTGCCATTGGCAAAGAGATGCATGGATTTTGGCAGCAACTTCTTAGTTTCTTTGGTAGCAAACCTAAGCCACAAATTAAAAAATCTGTGGTTAAAACTAAAAAGGCTGAGTATGTTGCTGTTAATGAAACTCAAGTTAAAGTTGACATTGTCAAAAACTTAACAGAGTTTTTTAAAATTCAAGAACAACTAGCTGCACATATAAGAGAAGAAGAGGATAAGTCTAAAAACATATACGAGCCTACTCAAAATCATATGGAGGCTGCTCTTAATAGAGTGATGGCACAGCAGCAAATGGCTGAATTAGAAATCACCATAAGAGAAACAATGGTGTATCAAAGTCCTCCAGAGATGGGTGCTTTATATAGTTCTGTGTTTGAAATGAGAGAAGTAATTCAAGAGGAACAAGAACAAGCTAGACTTAAACAAGAGGCTCAAGAGAGGTATAAACAATGGCAACAGCGGGAGGAAAAAAGAGACTTCCAGCAAAAGTCAACATATCTCGTAATGTCTCTAATCCTTATAGCATACCTCTGGATGTGGCTTCTATTCGTAGGCAAACTGGCGAGGACATAATGGGATGGATAGCAGCTTGTGTATTGATAGCGTTGTTACTTCCACTACTAGGCTTTTTATACCTTGATGTTTTAGAAGTAAAACACGACTCAAAAGTACAGATTGAGAAAGTTGAAAAGTTAAGAAGACAACTTGAACAGAAAGAAAGGAAACAAAAAAATGAATAAGCAATTAGAGAAAGACTCTACGTACAACGCTTTTGACACTGATCATGATGGTGTCATCACTGACGCTGAGTTGGCTAAGTCAGAACGTATGTTGATGATTGAGAATATGGACAAGATGCAAGACCAGCAACGCATTATGGCATGGGCGGCTTTAGTGCTTCCTCCTGTTGTCATAACCTATCTTGCTTCTGCTTTTGTATCGCTAGAGAAAGTGAATGCTTTGAATGGACTAGCCACAACCTATTGTGCTGCTATGGGAACCATCGTTGTAGCATTCATGGCTGCTCAAGCTTATGTCAGGGGAAAAACCACTGATGCGTAATTTGTTGTTGAGTGTAGCTTTGTTTGTTTCTGCTTTTGGTGGAGGCTACTGGAAAGGTGGCTACGACAAAGGAGTAGAGACAGCTTTAGAAGTGGTTGAAGCTAATGATATAGCACGAAACACCGAAGCACAACTACTCACCGTAGCAACTACATATGCTGAAACATTAAGAAAAAATGAACAAAATGCCCAAAAGAAAATTACTGATCTCCGTGTTGCTGTTAGCTCTGGTGAGCGTAAGCTGTTCATCCCTGTCGCCACCCAAGCCACCAACTGTAGTGTACAACCCACCACAGATGCCACCCCTACCAGCGGAAGTGACGCAGGAGAAACACGTGCCGAACTTGACAGAAAAGTTGCTGAATCTCTTATCGCTATAACAGCAGAGGGAGATACAGCAATACGTAAATTAAATATTTGTATAAATCAATATAACGAAATTAAGGAAAAAATAAATGACCCAACTATCCGCTAACTTCTCCTTACATGAGCTTAGTAAGAGTGACACAGCCCTTAGGCTGGGCTTAGATAATACTCCCACACCCGAAGCAGAGGCTTCTTTAAAAATACTTTGTGAGAAAGTGCTGCAACCAATTAGAGATCATTATAAAAAAGGTGTGAAGTGTAATAGTGCCTATCGCTCTCCTGAAAGTAATGCAGCGGTGAATGGATCAAAAACCTCAGACCATTGCAAGGGCCAAGCAGCCGATATAGAAATACCCGGTGTAGCTAATGCTGAGTTGGCTCAATGGATTATGGACAATTTAGAATATACACAGCTTATATTAGAATTTTACACTCCCGGTATTCCTGACAGTGGGTGGGTTCATGTTTCCTACGACCCTAAAAACCTGAAGAAGCAAGAGTTGACAGCAACTAAACAAAATGGTAAGACGGTATATTTAAATGGACTTGTTGCTTAGCAGGTGATATAATGTCTTTTAAAAATATAAATATAATAGGAAGAGAATATGAAGTTTTCTTCTTAGATGATTTAAAAGACCTTGTAGGAAATTGTGACAATGATAATTTGAAGATACATATAAGGAATGGACAACCTCCTTTACTAGAGACAGACACTGTCTTACACGAAGTGGTGCATGCAATAGATGTTGCAATGCAGCTTAACATGAGTGAGAGACAAGTGTATTGTATAACGACAGGATTGATAGCAACATTAAAAGATAATCAACAGTTTTTAGAATATTTGTATAAGGCATTAAAGAAATGAAAGAAAATTTTACAGCAACACAAAAAGAAGTTGTAGCTAGAAAGATGGGCTATAACGGGCCTATGCATATGTTTGATGAGTTCTTGATGTCAACACCAGCAGAAGCAAAGAAATATTCTTTGATATCTTCTAAGGTGACAGAGAAGATGTCGAAGGGTGGCAGTGTCACTGGTTATGCAAAGGGTGGTCAAGTGGTGGCTAATAAAATGAAAGCCTCTCAAATTATTACAGAGCACACAAAGACGTATGGTCTTGACCCAATGCTTGAACTTTCTGCCATTGAAAAACTAGGAAAACTTGGTGATTTGGCCTTGCTTCAAGAAAATAATACAGTGGTGATATTAAGAAAGATAAAGCCATACATTGTTGAGTTTAACTTTTATTCCACAGACTCTCCTGAAAAACTGGCTGTATCAATGTTGTCTTTAATGAATAAGATAAGGGACGGAGAAGTGAAGGCTATGTACGGATTTTTTAAAGAAGGTGGGTCTAGTGTCGTCACCTTACTTAAAAAGATAGGTGTTGCTGTAACAGCCTCGGATGTTCCTCGTTATGATTGGAAGGTTTTGGTATGAGACACGACAATGCTTATCATCTCTTAGGTATTCCAACTCTTCCTGAAGATGCTTTTAAACACATTGGCGATAGAAAGATTAAGCCACATGGACTTTTTGGCCTTTTAAAACAGGCCACCGGAATTGATCTTACCTTTGTTGACGATGCAGCTTCAAGTGGCGGTAAGTTAGTAGAAGATACTGTTAATTGGGTGGGTGAGGAGCTTGGAAATGCTGGTGAGTGGATTGATCAAACAGTAAGAGACGTTATACCCGGTGGTTGGACAACTGTCATAGCTGTTGCTGCCATATATACAGGATATTATTACACTAGTGGGCCGGGGTCAGCCGCCTATGCTGCTGAAGCTGGTAGTGTTGCTGGTGGTAGTGGTGCTGCTGGTACAAGCACAAGTGTTGCTGCCTCTAGTCAAGCAGCAGGGACAGGGGCATATTCAGGTGTGTCTTCTGGTTCTTTAGTTACAACGGCTCCAGTGACAGGTGGTAGTATGCTTGGTGTAGAAACAATGGCTCTACCTCCTGCTTCCTCCAGTATGTATTCTCTTAGCTCTGGAGCATCTTCTGGTTTAGGATTGCAAGCCGCAGCGGGTGAGGGTTTAAGCTTAGCGGCTCCTTCTTCCTCTGCTGTCACCTCTAGCGCAGCCGCAAGTGCAGGTGGTATGGGTGCTGGTACAGGTCTTTCTTATGGCACTACAGCCCCCGGTTTAGCTTCAATGGGAGGTGGTCAGGGGCTTACCGCTGCTGCTGCTGGTGGTGGAACAGTAAGTGAGCTTGGTGTCTTTAATGCTCCTCTAGGGCCTTATGATATTCCTTCTTATTCTTTAACTGAAGCATACACCGCTAAAGAATTGACTAAAAAGAAAGAAGACGACCCAAAAGAAAAAGAAGAAGAAAACAAACCCGCAGAAAAAGAACCTCTTGATTTAACATCAGCTTTTGCTGCCTTAGGTACACTGTTAGCGTCTAGAGATGCTTCTACCAGAGGACAAAGAAGTTTTGCAGAGGGGGGTGATGTTGTTCCTACCACACCTACAGCAACACAAGCCGCAACACAACAAACGGCTGTCACACCAAACATGTTAGCCACTGCTCAACAAGCAGGAACCACTCAACAAGCTGTCCCAACTAAGGATGCAGTAGCAGAAGGTGTGGCTGCTCCAGCAGGAGTGACAGAAGAGAAAATGGTGGCAGATGCCGCACAAACAAAACTTGCCGAAAGTCTCACTGGTGTAAAGGCAGAACAAGGCACTGTGTCTGAAAAAGCTCTAGCACAAGCTGCCACTGTTGTTCCCACTGAAACAGCAGTGGGTAAAGAACAAGCTGCTCAAGGAACAACCACACTTGTTAAAGATGTAGCAGATAGAACATTACAGACAGGTGAGCTTGTTAGTGGATCTGCTGTAGATCAAACAGCAGTTGAAGCTGCTCTAGCTAAGACACAAGCTGCTCAAGGCACTGTCACAGAAGACATGACCACACAAGGTCAGCTTAATAAACTATTAACAAACTTTGATGCTGGTAAGCCACCAGCGTGGGCTGCTGCTTCTATGCGTAGTGTGACGGCACAGCTTGCAGCCAGAGGACTTGGTGCTAGTAGCATAGCAGGACAAGCCATTGTTCAAGCAACACTAGAAGCTGCTCTTCCTATTGCTGCTGCTGATGCTAAAGTGTTTGAACAGATGGGTTTACAGAACCTGTCTAACAGACAACAAACAGCAATTTTGTTGGGAGAACAAAGAGCTAAATTCTTAGGACAAGAGTTTGATCAAAACTTCCAAACTAAAGTATTGAATGCTGCACGTATTGCAGACATTGCTGATAAAAATTTTACTGCTGATGTAACCATTGCTTTAGAGAACGCACGTTTAACAAGCACAATGGATTTACAGAACTTGTCAAACAGACAAGCACTGGTGTTAGCTAAGACAGCACAGATTGCTAGCTTAGAAACAACTAATCTAAATAATAGACAACAAGTGGCTGTAGAGAATGCTAAAGCTTTCTTGACTATGGATGTAAAAAACTTAGACAATAGACAACAAACAACTTTGTTTAAAGCTAAGGAAATTGCTGACTCCATCATCTCAGACACTGCTGCTGCTAATGCAGCAAAAGCAACTAATGCAGCTAATGCTTTAGAAGCTGATAAAATAAATGCTCAGCTTGCTCTTTCTGCTTCTCAATATAGTGCAGCAGAAAGAAACAAAGTGGCTATATTTAATAAGTCTTCTGCTGATGAGCTTTTAAAGTTTAATGCTCAGGAGGCAAACGATAGAGCAGAGTTTAATGCAAACTTAAGTACACAAATTAATATAGCAAATGCTAAAGTGTTGGCAGACATTTCTACAGCAAACACAAGAGAAGTGAATGCTATGGCTGCCGTTAATGCCAAAAATGCTACAGAGTTGTCTGCTTCGACTTACGCTCAGCTTTCTCAAACCTATCGTGATAAGATTGAACAAGCTTGGAAAACTACTGATAATGATAAAATGAGAGCAAACGAAATTTCTAAGACAACACTCACTGCTAATGCAACAAAGTATGCTGCTGATTCAGAAGCTGATAGTGCTTTCTATGCTGCTATGGGGTCGTTGGCTGTGGCGTTGTTAACCACAGGTGGAAGTAGTAGTGCTGTTTCTACAGTTACTGAATGGGTAAAAAAGAAAATAGCTTAATAAGAAAATTATGAAACAC